AGTGCAGGGATCATAAGGACACCGAACCAACCAACGTAAAGTCGGTTGTCGGTACTTGTTGTCCAGTCACAAAAACTTTGCCAGTTGTTAGTTGGTTTTGTTATTTGTACTGTTGTTGCCATTTAAAAAATGCCGGGAATAATTTGTCCAGTTACTATGTATGAACCTAGAGCTGCTACAAAACCTAGCATAGCTAGTTGACCATTGACACGCTCAGCGTTATCAAAGTAGTCCTGTTCCATAACTTGTACTTTAGGTTCGGAGGCGAATTTGTTTTGAGGCATTAGGATAATAATAAGAGTTCGTGTGGCCGAGGACGATCTTTCGGGTCAGCCGCTATTATTAAACAAACCAAGGTAATTGTGGACCTTTATTTTGATTTTCTTTTTTTCTATAATCTTGTAAGTACCTATCCATAAAAGGAGAATCAATATGTGGAGTACCTTTTACTGTACCGGGCATCCTTGGTCCTCTAATATGTAATGGGAGATCTGCCTTTTCAAGAAGATGTGGAGCTGCTAACTTAAGTGATTCTATCAATTTATCTTCAGTAAGTTCACCTGATTTTAAAGCATCCCTATGACTATTACGATAATATCCTCCACGAGGTAAGGAATTTAAAATATCATCACCTGCATTACTAGCTAATAGTTGATCAGGGAGTTCTGGATTAATCATCAATTCATCTACTATATCAGTAGTATCTGCTTTAGCACGTTGTAGATTGAAACCACCTAATATTTTAAGTGCATCTCTGATGAAGGGGTATGCTTTTCCCCCTATTCTTAATGCGTCACCAGCCTTCTCTTGCCAACCACCTTTATCTCTATCAAAGTCAGGGCTAGTCTGCCAAGAACTATCTGCTCTTTCTTCAGACTTTCTTTTGTTTACTTTCTCTACTTCTGAAAGAGGATTACCAGCAGAATCATAATCAGGTCTAGCAGCATTCTTTTGTCTTAGTTCGTCTGCTAAAGCCTTACGGTCTGCTTCAGCTTTAGCGGCTGAATCTCTGACTTGTCTTCTGTTAACTCTTTCTTGTGGTGATTTATCTTTATCAAGGGACATATTAGTACCCCCTAATCTTTAAGGACTTACCTCCTTTTTTCTTTGCTGCTTTCTTAGCAGCTGCTTTACCCTTCTTTGTATAAGGGTAATGCTTTCCGTTTACTACTGGCATGATTAGAATTTAACGTCAGAACGTTCTAGTTTTTCTTGTATATCCATACGGTATGCTGGGTCTCTTTCATAACGAGGATCACTCATAGCTTTAACTACTTCAGCTTGACTACGGAATGTTTCCCCAGTTTGCTTAGGTGCATTACCTGTTAACATCTTACCCTCATAACCTATTGTATCATTATATCTGTAAGCAAGAGAACGGACTGCAAAGAATGCAGCTAGTGGATCACCACGATCCATTACAGTATCAAACATGTTAACTTCTTGTTCAGTAAGATTCTGATTAGCCCAAGCTATCATGTTATCATAATTCTTTTCTCCGCCTACAACATTTTTTAATTCTTTAACATCATTTTCAGTTAACTCTTGTTTAACTGGTGCTTGATCTTCAATGGCTTTACGGTAATCTAGATGCATTTTAGCTACATCACCAGCATTCATCTTACCTAATTGTTCTAAAGTTTCATCATTGAATTTCTCTTGACCTGATGTAGCTTGTTCCCATAAATCATCTAAGACAGTTGACTCAGTATCTTCTTTAGCTTCTTCCTTTTCTTCAGTCTCTTTTTTTCCTTCAGTGCTATCTTCGGTGTCCCCAGCTGGTTCATCAGCTTGATTATTTTTCTCTCCAAGTTTGGATTGGAGTTCGACATAAGCTTTCTCTAATTCTTTCGCATCTTTATACTTACCAGCAAGGAGGTCATCTTGAGCCTCCTGCATAGCTTCGCCTACCTTGAGAGAATCCTGCTCATCAGGAGTTAGATTATCTACAGTAGTAGTTTCTTGTGTATTTTCAAAGGTTAATGTTTCTGCCATTACTGTTGAGGTGGTAATTGTTCTTGTTGTTGTTCAGGTGGTGCAAATTCTACTCCAGCTTGTGCTGCTTCAGTACCTGCTTGCATCATCTGAGGTGTATTCTTAACAGCTTCCATCTGTGCTGCTTGATCAAATTGTTGCTGCTTCTCTTGCTGTACTTCTTGTACACTCTTAACAAGATTAAGTACATCAATACCTTGAGCTGCAGCTAATCTTTTAATTACTTCTTCAGAGTTAATGTATTGTTGGATAGCTTCTGGTCCCATCGTCTGTGCGATAGTCTGAAGGAAAGCCCCCAAGGCTTGTACATCCTGACCACGACCAAGGCTGTTAATACCAGCAACAATGATAGGCTTAACCATACCTTTAGGTATACGTGGTATCTCGCCTGTCTTTTGGAATACACTAAGTTTTCTATTTAGATATGGTACTAAGAATTCAACTGTAAGTAATCCAAATAGACCACCAAGTTGTTGTTCTAGTTCCATCTGTGTCATACGTACTTCTTCAGCAGTTGTACGTTCTGACTGTCGTACCGATAGGATAAGAAATGCTTCACTTAATCTTTGTTCTAAGCGTCCCATCATCTCGTAAGCTGTTTGGAAATCAGCAGTCTTACCTACTTGTATAACACCTATGTCATCTGGTCTTCCTTGTACTATCGCTCCATTACCTGCAGAAGCTAATGTCTGAGGTTTAGTGGTGCTTGAGGGTGATACTACAAAAATAACTTTAGAAGCTGCTGCAGAGCCTTCTACGATAGCCTGAGACAATGCTTCTAATGACTTTAAATCTCCTATAAATTGTCCGACCCTTCCTCGCCCGTAGGCTTCTCCATCTACAGTATTAAATCTGAGTGGCAACCATGGTGTTGTATCAACTGGAGCCTTACTATTAGATCCCGGTATGATCTTACCATATACTTCTTGATGCCAGATGAATCTATTGTTGTCACGTGTGACATGCGTATAGACATCTACCTCATTTTTATCTGCTGGGAGTTCTGATGTTACTAATGGAGGTTCTTCTTCTGGAGGTATAACTTTATCTACTAATGATTTAGCTATACGTTCTCTTGTGACTATTTCAATCACCTGACCGTTACCATCTCGTTCTATAACGAAGCGATTAAGAGGAAATAATTTTAGACCTTGCTTACTCATAAAGATAAGAGCATTACCACCGACAACTAAATGCTGCAGTGCTTGGTGTATTACTACACGATCATCTGATGCAGCAATAGCATCGAGGATAGTGCGCTCTATCTTAGCAAAGGATAAGTCTAATTCTGATTTTACTTCCGGTGAAAACTCTTCCCCTAACTGGGACTCATCTAATTGTAGTTTGAAGAAACTTGTTTGAGGAGGTACAAGACTAAGGGATAGCTTGGAAGCTAAGGCTACTACACCTTTAGCTCCCACGCTTTGCCATGGAGTCTTTAACTGTTTCATTCCTCTAGCATTCTCTTCATGACCACGAATGAGGTATGGAAGGGTGAGTTTCGTTGCATCTTCTGCTTCGCTTAGAAACTGTGTACGATCGCTGGATAAATAATCATAACGTTCTTTTGCTGTCATTTGTTTATACGTTTAGTGCTGTATAGGTGAAATCTTTACTGGTCTTATTTCTACTCTTACGTCCGAAAGTATCCCATGGTGATTTAGATACATTGAATCCTCTATTAGCTCTGATACCCATCACTGGTGTTCTAGTTGCAGACTGCCATTGCTGTGCATAATCTATACCTGCACTAGTTCTAGCTTGACGGTCTTGAGCATATGATGTTTTAAAAGTATCTAAGTGTGAGGTTAGTGCATCTAAACTAGATTGTGTTTGTGTTTTATAGTCACTTAATCCTTTGACATCACCTGTTACTTTAGTTAAATACTTTTGATACTCAGGATCATGTCCCCACTCTGTACCTTCAGCTTTTACTCTATCTAATTCTGCTTGATATCTTGCTTGATCTTCATTAATTGCTGCTAGTTCTTTAGTATAAAGACTCTGATCAGAAGCAATATCTTTCAAGCCTTGTTGATATAATGCATCACGTTCAGACTGACCTGCCCATATCTGGGATATATCATACTGTTCTTGTGTTGATGCTTCCTGTTGATACTGTCTGATTATATTCTGCATATTCTGGAACGGATTATTACCACTACCACCACTTAATGTAGCATCTCTTCTTCTTTGTACTTCATCAGAATCGAATCCAAGTTTTTCTCTTATTCCCTTTACAGGATCACCTAAGAATTCTTTTACCCCTTGGTATTGCTCAATTCTCTTCTGTAATTGTGCCATTTTTTCAGCGGATTCACCTTTTGTCCATCCGTACATCCTAGCAAGAGTATCCATATCACCAGTCTCAGCATATGTGTTACCTTCAGATAACCTATCCATCGCACCTATTTTATGAGTTAAGAACATATTATAGAACTGTTCTGGGGCTCCAGTGGTTCTAAAGTATGGAACTTTACCGGGTTCTTGACCAATTGCATCCCACTTCTCACCAAAAGTACCTTCTTGTGCTGCTCCTGATACAGCTGCAACTGATTTAGCTACGTCGTCTCTTACCTTATCACCTTCTTCTCCCGGTAAGCCGAACAAGTCATAGGCCATGTAACTTCGATTCCATCTGTCTTGTAATATGTTTTTTTCTTTTACTATATTAGCAGGATTATTTAAATAAGCTTCTTGTGCTGATCCGGGCTCTGCTTTATCTATCCTAGCTTGGATGTTTGCTTCTATACGATCCGCCATACTTTCATCATAGGCTTCTTTTCTATTTATCGTATCCAGCAACCCTTTTACATTAGAATACTGCTTATCATCCCAAGTTTTATCATAATTCTTATTAAAGAATTTAGCTACTTTATCTAAGGTCTCATTAGTTTGACTCGCAGTCCATACATTCATGATATCATTAGCTACTGGGAGATGTTTATCTGTCATCAATGATTTAAAATCACCAGTATCCATAGTCTCTTTAACAGCCTTACCAAAGTCAACTACATCACTGACATATGATGGTACGTTTTGAAGTCTAGTAAAGTCTTTTTGTAAACTACTTACCATATTCTGATAATCCTCATCACTTGAGAACGTCATACCATGAGCAGTATATTCACCTACATCAGTATGAGCTTCATTTGATGCATCAACCTTCTTATCAAAAGCTGACTTATAATTTTCACCTAAGCTAGTACTAATATCTGTACCTAATCCCATATCTGTAGGATTAAACTGCAGGTCTGAAAAATACTTATCTTTAACTACTTGAGGTGCTTCACTCCAATGCATTTCACCAGACATATGGCTGAGTCCTGTAGGTACAGTTGTTTGAACCTGCCCATCAGGTCCAACATAACTTTGGGCTTTATCACCCCAAGCTCCTCCTCCGAGCATATCACCAAGACTAGCTATAGCTCTTTGAGCCACTCCAGAACCGGGTACATGCAGTCCCGGTATAGCTAAGAAATTACCACCGGGGAAATCTCCTTGATTCGCAGTATTAGCTATACGAATATCATTATAACTCAAGGTTGGACCACTCCAAAAGTCAGATCTATCAATTGTAAACTGACCTTCACCTGCTCCAGTAATCTGATCATCACCACCCAAGTATTGTTGAGATAAGCTGGGGAATTGATTTATGGTCTCGGCTGTTTGAGGGAATGCCTCTTTACCTCTAACAACAAAAGTTTTATCAGATGTATATGGTGTCTCTCCTACACCCCAAACCTTAGAAGGTTGTACATCGTTTCTCGCAAAATCTGCAAAAGTATTTGCTAATCTCTCTTTATTATAAGTTCCTTGATGTACTTCTCCAGTTAATCCAGAAGATAATATACCAAGTCCTGATCGTACCTGACCGGGTAGTTGGGTAATATTAGCTGCTGATCCTATTAGACTGCCTAAAGGTTTACTAATCATTTGGTTTCTTAAATTACCAGCATGACTATAAACATCCTTAGCTGTATTAAAAGCACCACTAAGTCCTGAAGTAATTTTACTCCATGTAGACTGAGTTGGATCTGATATCTTTAACTGTTTCTGTAAATTAGTAAAGGCTTTATCTGCTTCACCTTGGTTCAGTGCGTCAGTAAATCCAGAGTAATTAGCTACTCGTTGTTCTGCTCTAGTTGAAGCAGAGGCATCTCCAGCTGCCTTACCAGCAGCAGTATAACTAGGTGCAGAGTATCCTTTCTCTGCAACCATCTTATTATATTTAGCCTCTCCATGCGTAGCTTTATACGATCTAGATGCTGAAGAATTAGGATCACCTAAATTACCACCTGTATATGCACCACCAAAAGCACTCATACCACGATAGCCAGCATTATATGCTTGCTGTGCTGTCATACCTTTAGTAGCAGCAGCACTTGCAGCTGCAGCAGCTTGACCAGCTGGTGTTTGAGATGCTTTATAAGAAGCATAGCTTGCAGCAGATGCTGCTTGCCTAGCCTTTATTTGAGATGCTCTTGTTGGCCTACCGACACCTTTTCCTTTGTTTCCTCCTTTTCCTCCCATTAATCTCCTCCTTTAGGATGTACGTGTTTAGTTACAATGGAATGGGAGTGTTCCCAACCATGAAGAGTTACCATTTTCTTAGCTAATCCTTTACGACACCAAGCACTCATGTAGTGACAACCATTGTCCAATGCCAGTCCTATTAATGCTTGCTCGAATAGATCAGACCATTTATCATAACCTTCCCAATTTTTCATACCCCAACTTAAGATGAATAAATTTTTCTTCTGTGGATGTATTAAAAATTCAGCAACTATAGCACCTTGTATTCCTTCATCATCATGACCTACTAATAGGATAAAACTATCACTCATCAATCCTTCTAATAAGTCTGTAGATAATATCTCTCCATTATTATATTCAAGAGGCTTATCTATGAATGGTTTAACTAAGTGCCATACTTGCGGTAAGTTATATGGATGTACTATATCAACTCTCATTTGAGATCCTGCTCCTGTACCATTCGACCACGGAACGTTGTCCTGATTTATACATGATAGCAGGTAACTCTTCTTTTGGGTGGGGGTTTACTTGTGGGAATCTCTCCTCCATTTCTAGAAGGAGAGACTCAGGGTTTGGGCCAAGTAATGGCTCATGCATATTGGGGTAGATTGACATTGCTATGCTCGAAGAAGGCTGGCATACGTGCCGCCTTGGTGTCAGAAAACTCTGGAGCTTTCCCTTCATACATTAAGCGATCACTGGCATCCAGCCAGAATTTTTTGTCCAAATATTTATCGTAGGTATTTGTACCTAGAGGTTGAAGAATCCAGTTAATCGTGGCCTTCCTAAGTTTATCCAAAGAAGGAGAAGCAGAAAGACCCAACTCTGCACATACAAGAGTATTACTTGCCACATGGATCTGTTCGTCTCGGCTGATATCTGCTGATACTGTACGTAAAGCAGCATCCCCATTAAACCGAAAGAAAGGAAGTAGAACAAAGAATATAGCTCGTTCTGCGACAAGCGCCTTAGTAATGGTATGGTCGGGGTGAGAAATCCAAGCATCTCTTAACTTTAGCGCCTCCTGTTCTGACTGTGAATCTTCTTTAATACCGTGAGCTTCTACTATATAGCCCAAGGCAAGATCATGCTTAATCTCGTCTTTAACGTTCGATTCAAGAAGCTCCCGAGCAAGTGAGGGAACCTCTTTTTCAAGTCCCTCACGTATAAATTCTCCAACCGGTAGCTCCATATGACGTATTGCGAGAGCACGCTTGATGGTTTCTTCTGCACCTTCTTTAATTTCTCCTTTGGTGGGTTGTACTGGTGTCCAAGTACGTTTACGTTCTATTAATTTTTGATAAGGATGTTTTCTCATTATTCTTGACAATCACAGGTTATTGGCTCGTTTCCGAG